TCAAGAAGTGGCAAAGGTAAGGTAGTTACATCAAGATTAGATAACTCTGACACTATGCACCTAGAGATATGTGAAGAGATTATGAATCAGAATCCTAGATATGACAAAGTAACTGTATCAATACCACAAGGTTTTCATCATACATTAGATATAAAAGGTCTGACTGTTGGATTTACACACGGTCATATGCACTCTGGAGGCACAGGACCAGAAGGTAAAATAATTAAATGGTGGCAAGGTCAAATGTTTGGTGACTTTCCTGTGGGTGACGCGGAGATATTGATTACAGGACACTTTCATCACCCTCGTATGATGCAGCAGGGAAACAGAACTTGGTTTCAATGTCCGTCAATAGATGCAAGTATAGATTTTACTGCAAGAACTGGTATGTGGAGTAAGCCTGGTGTCCTTACCTTTACAATAGATAAGGACGGTTGGGATAATTACAAGATAGTTTAATTATTCTTCTTCTTCGTTTGTCCAAGTCATCATAAAGTTTGGTGTAATTGAAAGCATAAGTTGTTGTCCGTTAGACATTTGTAATGCTTGACAATTAAATAAAAGATTGCCATTGTCATCTTTTCTTTGTAACAATTCACCAAGTAACATAGGAACTGTTGCTTGTTTTAATTTAATACCATCTAGTACCATTTATCCTCCTAATATTTTTTTGCGTATTTCTCATACAAATAACCTACCTCTTTGAGTATTGGTTCTGTTTCCAAAAACTCTGTTGTGCGTGGCATTTGTCTTTCTTCCCATTTAAAATTGTAGTTTACTCTTACTAAGTTAGTTATGTTCCAAGTTATTATCTTGGTTCTATACTCTGTAAGATATATAAACTCCTTGTCTAGTTCTTTAGCTTTCTCTGTGTTGCTATCAAACTTTTTCTTTTCTATCATCCACGGGTTGTAATGTTTATCTCTTGATTTAATCTCAATGATATAATCTTTGTTCTCACAATCATAACTAGAGAATATATCTTCGCTTTCAATGAGCTCATCCATAAACGGAAACATCTTATTGATGTACTGTATAATTTCTCTTTGCGTCATACTCAATCACGTTTTTACAATCCATACACAACCCGTCAATAATAAACGTTGGCTCACCGAATAGGTCAAACTGACCTATGTTGCAGCTACGACAACGCATCTTTTAATTTGTATATAGCATCTACAGCGTTTTCTCTTGTTGCTTTTTTCCTTCTTAAATATAATTTTGCTTCCTTAGCAATTTTATGCTTTCCTTGACTTTCACATTGTTTTGCTAAAAATTGTATGTATTTAATTTGAGATTTTGACAAGGGAGTTGAATCACTGTACACATACATATTAAACTTCACGACAACGCATCTTTCAACTTATCAATCATTTGACTTGCATTTCCTTTTGTAGCCTCGCCACTTGCAAGATATTGTTTTGCCTCTGCTGCAAGTTCATCTAACTTACTGTCAATAGCTTGTGTAATTAAACTCTCTATGAATTTAACTTGACCCTCGCTAATTGGCTCTTGCATCCAAGGTCCCTCTTTAATCTCTGCCATATCTTCCTCACTTTCCATTTCTTTTGCGTCTAATATACTCATTGTATTGTTTATTACTTCAGAGTTATTAGACATTTTATCAAAGTCATCCTTGAACTTCTTTACATAAATATCAATAAGTTCTAAAAACTTATTAATCAATGTGTCATCCCACGTTGTTATGTCATCCGATACCTTATTTGTTATGGTAAATCGTTTCATTGTCGTGGTGTAACACTCTCGTGCAAAGTTCTTGTCATCATTGCAGTATGCCAACACAAGACTTTTTAAAGCCTTTTCTGTTATTTTAGAAGTCGGCTTCCCAATCTCTTGTGGTTCCTCTTTTTTTGTTGGCGGTTGTTTTGCAACCTTTGACATTTCCTCCTGACTTGGTCTTGCTTTTTTACTTCCTTGATACTTCCAATTAGCCAAAGCTCTACCAATAGCACTTGTTTCGCATACTTCCATCCAAGATGTTCTGTTTGCAAAACTCTTATCATCTTGATACTCTTGTGCTAGACCTGTTGCTTTAGGTTCAGTATCATCTTTATGCTCATAGATTTCTGCGTAACAGATGACCATAAGTCCGTCTTCGCTGCTCTCTACAAGTTTCGTCTTTACTTTGCCGTCTGGATTTTCTTTCCAGAACTTTTCTAATCTGACTTCTACTAACTCGTAGTCATCAGGATTATATCCTGCCATTATGCCTTCCTTCCTTTACAAATGTAATGAACCATTTGTCTTGAGATACCACAAATATCGCCAATCTTTATCATACTTACGTTATGTTCGTGATAAAGTTTGTTGATAATCATATTACGGGTATCAATCCAAGTCTTTTCTAAATCTTTAATTGAATTCAACTCATCCGCACACTCGTATATAGCTTTCATCAATGTGTCGTACTCTTGTTTCATTTGAGTTGTCGTAATGTTTTCTCTTGCAATATCTAACAACTCATCAACCTCAGTCATCTCTGCTCCTTTCTCTTATAGATAACTTAGACCGTACAAAACTCCATTGGAGAGACACCTCACGGATGTTAGCCTCTTTTAAAGGGAAGTTCCATACAGTCTAAGTTATTTATAAAGTATTATCTTCTTTTTGTGCCTTGATATAAAACAGATGTCCTTGACTTCCGTGTCCTGTAATTCTTAGCCTCATCCTCTTACAAAATCTATCAACATCATTTGTAGAGTAAAAAGGTAAGACGTTACCGTTGTACAGAAGTGCAATTTGGCTGCACTCTCTTGGCACATCATAAGTTGTTGTACTCATACTCTTAATCTTAGTCAATCTAGTTTACAATGTATACTCTTTTTACAAAATATACTTGACACTAAAAAGCCCTGCTCAATCGGGGAGAACAGGGCTAATTAGCTACGTACCATACACAAGGGGTATATGTTACTCTTCCAGAACTCCAAACACTCTTGCGAGTAGTAATTCGTCCTCTAATATTTCTTTCTCTAATCTATCAAATAGTTCTTCTTCCATTACTCTTCATCCTTTGTTTTTTGTTTATAATATTGGTCGTGATTGTAATAAACATATTCAACATCACTAAATCCATCACCATTATTAATACGATTAACAATCTCATTGATTGATATATCTCTAATACTTCCTAATTCAGTATCTACAATTATCATTATTCCCCTTTCTTTAACTTTTCATATTTAAATTCATCTATTAAATATTTATCATCCCAATCATACCAAAATACAGTCTGTATTACTTTTGCTAATTTTTCATACAATTTTATTGCATTTTCTATGTCTTGGGCGTCATCCTTTTCGTTATAACAATTTTCAATAACATTTGAAAAAACATCTTGTAATAATTCTTCTTCGTTCATTATTCCTCCCAATGGTCTTCACAAGGAGTGCATACTTGTATTTTGTCTTCATGTTCCCAGTACCAAGTACAGTCATCACAATCATAAGTATCTTCAGAATAAGTTAAAGTAATTGTTGTCATTATTCCTCCTCCATTGTGCTTATTATTTGTATATGTCCTTCACTGTAGGAATCCTCCAGATTCCCTGCCTCTATCATGCTTAGATATTGAGATTGCGTGTGTTCATCATTTATTAAATCCCACACTTCATTTGGTTGCAATCCTTCTACGACATAAGTCTTAGAGATTGCTACCTCTACTGATACCTTGCTCATTATTCCTCCTCTTCATATTTGTTCATAAATTCACCATACTCCAAAAAGTATTTCATATCTTCCATAATTTGTTGTACTGTTTCTAATCTAGTAACTATATTAATAGAATTATCTTGCCCACCAGAAGACCAACTGACACGCCACTCGCCAGAGCTACCATATTCGGATAATGTTTTATCTCGACTTAGTGTAAAGTTATCAGTACCCCAAAAGCCTTTGGCAGTGTAGGAAACTTTTACATAGTTCTTAGTTTCGTGATATGTTCTTTGAATATCCTGTTTGCTTATATGAATGTCAAGAGATTCTCTTTTATCAGTTTTCAAATCGACTTCATCCCATATATCAATCATTGTTTAAACAACCTTCCTTTCTTTGTTTGCTTTGTTTTGTATCGGCTGAAATGTTGGAATAAAATAATTTTTCATATAATCAATCCAACCTTCTGCCTTCCAGTCCTCATAAAGTAAATCCCAAGAGCCATAGCTCCCATGCTCTTGAATCTTGTCCATTGCCTCATCTAAAGTGTATTCAAAATACATGTTCTTGCCTGTCTCCTGAATGTTCCACTGTTTAAACAGTTTGTCTTTAGATTCAACCATTAACTTTTGATTACTGAAATCCATAATATAATTGTGTTCTTTGTTCAAAAGAAACGCATGACCTCCCCAAAATTCTGAATTAGGTACATGCTCACGCATTGCATGTACTAAAACAAATTCATTGTTATCCAATGCCTCATCTTCTCCCTCTTCATCCATAGACCAAAGGGCGTTGAAGTTTGCATAGTAACAATTTTTGTAGTCAATGCCTTCTATTTGTTTACTCATTGTTTAAACAACCTCCCTTGATTCTGTTTGTTCCATTCTTAAAAGATAACCTTGCAAGAAATAAAACATTTCTCTAGCTGATAATCTATGTGTTAGGTCTGTTTCTCCTCCACCATCATTAACAATTTTTGTTAATTGGTAGCCACCATAATTTTTATCTACTTTCAACATGCCTACTCTTGATTTAAAATTACCTTCCGAATCTTTGAACCAAATATTCCTTTTTCCATTAACCACAAAATTTATCGTTCCAATAGTATTTTGTAATTTTTTGTTAGTCACTCTATCCATTGTTTAAACAACCTCCCTTTCTTTTCTAATCTCAACAACTTTAGCTTTAATAGAATCCATTTCAGCTTTGTTGAAATCAAACCAATCAGGAGTAATAATCTTTCCTGAATCAAAAAGAAATTTCATCCCCATGATTAGTTTAAATAAATTGGTAACTCTTACAGTCTTCACATAGTTGTGAAGGTCTATATTGTTCTCCATTTGTAATAAGGTTTCCCTCGTGTGTTTGTTCATTTCGTTCCTACTTTCTTTGTTATTGTTTTGCCATTCTTATTAATATACTCAACGCTTATAAAAGGAGCATTAAAGTTTTTAATAGCTGACTTAATTCCTTTACCCTTCAAAGTAATTTTTTCATTACCTTCATTGGTCTTGAAATTATATTCATATCTTTTCATTTTAGTTTCCTTTATTGTTTGCATGACTACAACAGTAGACAGAATAAAAATATAATTCAACATTTAATAAAATAATTTGCATACAGTTGTTGACAATAAATTAAATTTGTAGTATGTAGGAAAAATTTTTTTTTAGGAAAAGATGTGAGGTCATTGGTAATCATGGAGAGAAATGCTGTACTTGTTTAAACAAGTATCCTTATTTTCTAAACATACTATATGTAGTATGTCCTTATTTGCTTTATAAGGGGTATGTATGACAAGAGCGGTAGACAGTAGCCCAAAGAGGTTGACCTTCTTAAATCGGCTGTATCGTTTAGTTAGGCATAAAAAAAACCCCCCAATAAAGGGGGGTCTTTCTAGTTTTGTTTATTGGTATAGTTTTGAATTAACTGGGCTTTGAATGTTAGCCTTACCCTGACAAACTGGGCATTTCAAATTTTTCTCACCAACAAAAAGAACTACAGCAGAAGACATTCGGAAGATTGTGCCTTCTCCATTTTTAACGCTCTTCTCTGTAGCTCCCTCACAAAATATATCAGGGCATGAGACCTTGACCATTCTTGTGGTTTGTTTCTTTGCTTTATCAGTAAAAGCAACATGAGGATATTTTCCATTTTGTCTAAGCCAATCACCAATAAGAATTTTAAATTCTTTTGTGACTGTAGTACAAGTTGGAATGCCTCCCAGTTTAAACACGCCAAAGACTAATTTAATAAATTTTCCTTTATGCCCTTCTTTCTCATGACATAAAGCGTGACTGACCTCATGGGCTACAATGTGAAGAGCTTGAAAAGTATCGGCTGTCTCTCTGTCAATCTCAATCTTTCTAATCTCATCACTTGCCCATCCTTTTGGATAGCATAGACCAATGGCATGAGAGCCTCCATTGGAATTGGTCACTCTCTTTCTTCCTCTGGTATCACTGATATGAATTTGAATTCCTTTTCCAAAATTCTTTTTATCTCCATATCCTGATTGCTCTCCAATCTCTGCAATATACTCTCCGAATTTTTGAAGATACTCTTCAGCCTTCAATTCAGATTCTGGAAGGTGTTCCAGATGTACTGGGTTTATTGCTTCTAATTGTTTCATTTGTTTCTCCTTTGTTTGTTAATACCAGTTTACTATATACCTTGTTTAAACAAAGGTTTTATTTATTTTTTTTTAGAAAGATAGTGAATAGTTTAAACAGGCTACGCCCTCTATGTTTAAGTTAAAAAATAGTACATTGTCTATATATACTTACTTAGACTGGGTGCGTATATGGTCAATATATATACAGTGTTTATAGGTTACGCAACATAATACGCATTATAGGACAACGCTAAATTAGGGGGGGTTTAATCTGACCCCCTGTGTATGTGTATGTGTATCCTTTAAAAATATGCTGTTAAATAGGGTACGATATGTAGTGGTACTAGATATAGTATGTACTATATATAGTTATATTACTGTAAGAGAGTAGAAGGTAGAGCTAACCCTGTGTCATCCCTCCCAACCGATAACAAATCTGTTTATGACTTATTTTATATTATGAAGTAATAGGCTTTTACCCTAGTTACCATGGACCTGCTAAACCACTTGATTGATGTTTTTATCAAGAATCCTTTTCTAAAAGCAGGAAGAACTCTTTGATTGTGCTCCAACCTTACCATAAAAAAAACTAAAAGAAAGTCAAACATAAAAGAATATTATGGTATAGTAAATATATCAAGAAACAGATTTATGGATTCTTATTCATTTATCCCCTTTCTTTGTTTGTTCAGCAACATCCCTCTAGCAATAGAGGGTGAGCTGTACCATAACCGACCCCAATCATGTATAATCTTGTAGTATGTTAGAAAAATTAAGAAACCTAGAAAAAAAAATTTTTTCGACACCATACAGATGGTTATTAAAAAAAGGAATCATACAAGTTATAAATACATCTAAGAAAATAGAACGAACTATGGAAGATTTGTATGAAAGTTTATATGATGAACCATATGCAGGAAATCCAAATTGGGCAGGAGATGACTAGATGTGTGATATAATCAAAATAAATTACAACATATAGAGGAGGCAAAATGCCATATCATAAAGCTAAAAAAGGTATGAAAAAGAAAAAGAAGAGGATGTAATGCCTTATAAAGATTACAGCCCAAAACAAAAAAAATTAGCTGCTGTTGCACCACCTTTCAAAAAGATTACTGCTGCAGATTTTAAAAAGCTAAGAGATAGTAAAAGAAGACCGAAGATTACATAATGGCTACATACCAGGGTAAGACAGTTACGCTTAATAAACCTTCTAGGATTAGTAAAGGTGAACCTGGGTATGGAAGAAAAAAATCTAAGGTTTATGTTAAAAACAAAAATGGTAAAGTTATCAAGGTAATGTTCGGTGACCCAAACATGAAAATTAGAAAAGATAATCCTGCAGCAAGAAAATCATTTAGAGCAAGACATAGATGTGATACTGCTACAGATAAAACAACACCAAGATACTGGTCTTGCAAAGCGTGGTGAATTATGAAAATAAAAGGCGTAGATGTTTCTAAATTAACAAAGAGACAACAAGATGCAATGAAAAAACATTCAAAGCATCATACAAAAAAACATATGCAATACATGTACAATTCAATGATAAGAGGTAACTCTTTTAGTAAAGCACATGTCAATGCACAAAAGAATGTCGGTAGATAATGGCAAGACAAGTAAGTTGGATGTGGGGTGGTAAAAGACATTATGGAACTTTTATTAGAGAAACTAAAACACACATATTTGCAAGAACAAAAAATGGTAAAATAAAAAAAATTAAGAAGTGAGGAACAATGGCAATACCTGAAAGTGCAAAAAAAACATTAAGAGCAAAAGCAAAAAGTTCTGGATATAGTTACGAAAAACTTGCGGCTGTGTACAGAAGAGGGCAAGGTGCTTATGTATCATCAGGCTCTCGTAATGTATCTATGGCTGCTTGGGCAATGGGTAGAGTAAACTCTTTTATTAGTGGTGGTCATAAACAAGATGATGACCTGAAGGGTAAAAGATAATGAACAGAAGACAGCAACCTTATAGGTATGGTGTTCCTGCTAAGTATGTTGAGGGTTTATCACCTGCTGCAGCTAAAAAGAAAGCTGCAGAAATAAAAAGAACAGCAAAAGCATATAGAGAAGGTAAAAAAATAAATCTTAAAGCTGTACAAAAATCAAGAGTGGAGGCAGGTCGAAAAAAGAAACGCACTTGATAATTAGTTGCCCAAGGTGCGAAGAACCTTTATTACCAAAAGATGACATGAAATGTCAAAACAAAAAATGTAAAAATTATGCCAGAAAATAAAATATGTTACGCAGCAGGATGTAAAAAAACTATACCTCCTAAATCAAGAAAATTCTGTAGTTACAAATGTCGTAATAGAATAAATAAACAAAAAGCAAGAGCAAAAGCAAAAGGTATAGATTGGAAACAAGAAGAAGATGTATTAGATATACCTAGCAAGAAAAAAAATGTACAAACCAGGAGAGGACAAGTCTATGAAGATTTGAAACAATCTGGTCTTGGTAATGAGATACTTACAAAAAAAATGACTTTGTCAGATGTAGCTAAAGTTTTAGAAACATCTGTTGCAGCAGTATCTATGGCATACAACGCTTTCTTAGAAGATTTAGAAAACGAGATAGAACAAGAAACTTGGGCAAAAGATGTAGAGGCAGAAAAATCTTTAGAAGATTTTAAATCATTTAGATTTAGATACTTTCAAACTGAGCAAGGTGTACCATACGAAACACCAGAGTTTCACATAAATTGGATTCAATCAATTCTTGAAACAATAGAAAATGGTGAACAACAAATGATATTATCCCCACCTAGACATGGTAAGACTGATTTGTTGATTCATTTTGTAATATGGCTTATTTGTAAAAATCCAAATGTAAGAATACTTTGGGTTGCAGGTAATGAAGATATTGCAAAAAATTCTGTCTCATCTGTAATCGACCAGTTTGAAAATAATGAATTACTTATAGAAGAAATATGTGGACCAGGAGCAAAATTTAAACCACAGAATAGAAGTGGTAAGGCTTGGTCATCAACACAGTTTACAGTAGGTACAAGAACTGTTACAGGAATCAAAAGTCCTACAATGGTGGGTATAGGTCGTGGTGGTAAAATTCTTTCAAGAGACTGTGACATAATTATTGCAGATGACATTGAAGACCATAGTTCTACTATGCAACCTGCATCAAGAGAGAACACAAGAAACTGGTGGACTACAACATTATCTAGTCGTAAAGAGGAACATACAGCTATGGTAGTTATTGGGTCACGACAACATTATGATGATTTATATTCACATCTTTTAGAAAATGAATCTTGGAAAACAACTGTAGAAGAGGCACACGATACAACCTGTTCACTTCCTGATTGGAACGAAGATGAACATAAAGAATGTATGTTGTGGACAGGTAAGAGAACTTACAAATGGTTAATGGATAGAAAAAGAGCAGCAGAAACAACTGGTGGTAGAGCCATTTTTGAAATGGTTTATTTAAATGTTGCAATGCCTGATGGTCTAGCATTATTTGACAGAGTAGAAATAGAATCATGTCGTGACCAGAAGAGGGATATAGGGCAGATACCTAGAGGCACACGCCTTATTGCAGGACTTGACCCTGCCTCTACTGGTTACCAAGCTGCATTTTTATGGGCATATGATTCTGAAGCAAACAAAATTTATATGGTTGATATGGATAACAATTTAGGTGGAGGAATACCACAAGCACTAAATGTTATTAAAAACTGGTGGAATAAATATGGATGTAGTCACTGGGTTATTGAAGAAAATGGTTTTCAAAAAGCAATAAGACAAGATAGAAGTATTAGAGAGTTTGCATCAAGGCACTCTGTATTTCTAGAAGGACACGAAACAAGAAACAATAAATTTGACCCAATTTATGGTGTGACAGCAATGAGACCAATGTTTCAAGAAAACAATATTTCTTTACCATATCTTGGCTTTGAGGCACAAGAAAAGGTAAACTTATATACAAGTCAGTTGGTTTATTTCAGCAGTGCTAAAAACAAAAGTAAAAGTGTTGGAACAAAAACAGACATAGTCATGGCAAGTTGGTTTCCAATGAGAGCTATAAGGCGTATGCAAAAAGAGAGATATGCTGAATTAGGATATGACTATAATCCTAGTTTTACTGACTATACTAGTAGTAATATAGATATTGAAAACTGGAGTTAAATGCCTTTAGATAGCGACAAATTGTACGACAAAATAGATTATCTAAGAATGCTTAACAAAGATTCTATAATCGACAGGTCAAGAATTAGAGACATTATGAATGGTGGAGAATCTGCTGTAAGAGCATTACTAGGTAATACAATAAATGTCGAATACCATGAATTACCTGCACCGAATTTATTTCTTACAG